AGCTACTGAAGATGGTAAGCTTAACTCACAAGACGCTTATGACAACCTAGTATCTAGAGTATCTTGGGACAGAAGTACACAAGAAGTATTAAGTGCTAACCACGGACTACTTAACTTTGTTTCTGCTGTTCCTGCCTTCCTAACCAACCCTATTAATGTTCCTGAATTGGGATTAATGGCTTGGACTGGTGGTATGTCTGCTTTAGGTAGAGTAGGAGTAGGTGCTGCTGTATCTGGTCTTACTGGTTATGTTGATGAGGAAGTTAGACAGAGTTATTCAGGACTAGTAGACCAAGAGATGCAGGCTAATATAACAGCCTTCTCTGCTGTGTTTGGTGGTGCTGCTAACGGTGTCTTTGGTAGACGTATTGGCGACATACAGCCTAAGGGTCTTGTGATGCCAGAAGAAGGTACTGTCATTCCTCCTGGACACGCTCTTAACACTAGTAATGATATTAAGATTATTGATAAAGATGGTAACTTAGTAACCTTTGAAGGCACTATTCCTGAGGGGTCAAGCTTTAGTTACTCATTATTAGGTAGTATGTATAGTTCTTCTTCTAACTCAGCACGACAAGTAGCTTCAAGGCTACAAGTAAGTGGTGCTATGGGTACAGAGATAGGAGCTACCTACTTAGGCGATACAGCTCAATATGTTTCTCGTACTATCCAGTCCTTTATAAACAAAGAGCAGGGTACTATTAAGGAAGTATATCGTAAAGCATTCGGACATATGAATGAAGGTAAGTTTAATGAGCTTGTCTATGATTCAACGGCACGTAGATTAAGAGGCGAGACTATTGACGGTGACTTAGGTAAGGCAGTAGATGCTTTCCAAAGAGCTATTGAGAAGACTGGTACTGCTATGGATGATGTAGGGATGCCTACTCGTAAGAACTACCTACAACGTGAGTGGAATGGTAGGGTATTTGAGAAGATGGGCAGACTTGCAGTAGTTAAACAAGTAAGTAAAGCTATGCGTGAGTTTAAATCAAGAGAAGGTGTTAAAGCACTGCTTGATATCGACCGTAAGATTGCTGAGAAGATTAAAATAAGAGACAAACTACCTAAGAAGACAAAGGCTGGTACTGCTGAACGTAAGTCAAGAGATACTATACGTAATGAGCTTAAGGCTCTGAGGGCTGAGCGTAAGTCATTTAGCTTAAGTGAAGCAGATGCTGATAAAGCAGCAGGCCGTCTATACGATAGTGTTACTGGTGATGACTGGCTAGGACATACTAACTCACTTAAGAGACGTTCAATTGATATTGATGAGGCAGATGTACTTAACCTTCTTAATAGAAATGCTGGTGACGTATTATCTAAGATGGCTTATAGAGTATCTGGAAGAGTAGGCACACATAAAGCACTTGGCTTCCACACAGAAGAAGAACTTAAGGCAACTGTTAAGCAGTTAAAGCAACGAGTACTGGATGAAACAGGGGACGCTAAAGAAGCAGCTAAGATGGCTGACTACTTTGAACGTAATGTACGCTTGATGTGGGGAACACAGATGAAGTCTGACTTACCTGCTTGGGGTCAGATGATGAAGAAGGGTGTGATGGACTTAAACTTCGCTACTATTGGTGGTGGCTTTGCGGCTACTGCTGCTATGGGTGAGTTAGCACTTCCTATTGCTATGGCTGGTTTCAAAGTAGGTATGAAGTCTATTAAACAATCGCTTAAAGACTTTAAGAAGCTTTACAGAGAAGAAGAATCATTGAATGCTGCTATGGCTAAGATTCAACTAGCTGTGCACGGGTTTGATAAGACTAATCATAGCCTTGTATCACGAGTAGCTAACGACCTTGAAGAGGGCTATATGCAGACTTCTTGGTTAAATGAGAAGCTTGCTAAGGCTACTGAGTTTGTGTCTAATACACTACCTCTATCTACAGTTACAACTGCTGCTAGAAATGCTATTGGTCTATCATTCCTTGATGACCTATTCTATAACCCTAGATTACTTAAGGCTTTAGATGACTTTGAAGCTACAGGTATAATGAATGCTGACCTTAAGAAACTAACACGACTTCAGTTTGATGTTAAGAAGCTAAGAGAGATTCAAGCGCAAGCTGATGAGGTGTTTACTTGGTCAGGTGGTTCTAGAGGTAAAGGTGACTTGTTAGATTACGACCTTACTAAGCTAGGTGATGAGAACAGAGCAATGATTGACAGGGGTTTATCTAATGCTAGTGACTTAAACATCCTAATGGGTAACAAGGAACATCTACCAGTTTGGTGGAGTAATCCTAATAACTATCCATTACATATGATGACACAGTTTATGTCTTATCCTCTACACGCTTATGAAGCTTTATTGCTACGTGGGTTTGATGAGAGGAATGCAGCGATGGTAGTAGGTATTGTTACCTCTGCTTTATTCACTGGATTGATTACTTCTACTAAAGAAGAGTTACAAGTACAAGCTGGGTTTAAAGATGAAGCTGATAGGAAGTATGATTTATCTACTACTGATGGCTTTAAGAATATGACTGTTAGAATGTTAAACACTAACTCTATACTTGCTCCTATGAGTGTTGCTTTAAATACAATGTCTAGCGTATTTACTGGTGAGGCATTAGGTAGTGACTATAAAGCTAGTCATATTATGCAAACATTTGGAGGACCAACTGTCAATAGGCTTAATGACTTGATGAAAGCATTACACGCTGTTGACTTAGACCCTACAGATGCTAACAGTAATGCCTGGAAGACTGTATATGGTAGAAACATTATGATGAATAGTGGACTACCTTTATATACTACTCCTATTATTGGAGATGGTTTGAAGGCTCTTAATGAATGGGCCGCAGGTAAATAACAAGGAGTAACAATGAGTAAAGCAAATATAGAGACACTTAATAGTATTCACGATTTGCTTGCTTCTCACTATGTCAACAAGCTTCAGTCGGGGGAAATATCTCCTGCTGAGCTTACCGCTATAAACAACTTCCTTAAACAGAATGAGATTACAGCTGACGTAGTAGAAAGTAAGCCAATGATGAGTTTGGTAGAAGAGATGAAGGATAATTCCGCTGAGGAGTTACTGGACGATATCATTCAATTCAATTAAGTTTAAAGGAGACTGAGTATGTCAATATATGACAAACAACTAACAAGAGAAGAACTGAAAGCATTAGTTAATGACTTCAGAACCTATCTTAATTACGTGTGGGAGGGTATTAACCTACCTTGTCCCACCCCCATTCAAACAGATATAGCATCACAGTTAATGACTGGTGATAAGCGTTTCCTTCTGGAGGCGTTCCGTGGTGTAGGTAAGACTTACATCTGTGGTGCTTATGTTACTTGGCGTTTACTGAGAAACCCTAACGAGAAGGTACTTATTGTATCTCAGTCAGGTGCTCACTCAGACGCTATTGCACAGTTCATTAGGAGGTTGATTTACGACCTTCCTATATTAGAACACTTACAGCCTAGTGCTGATATGAGAAACTCTGTGAAGTCATTCGATGTCACAGGGTGTGAGGTAACAGTACAACCAAGTGTTAAGTCACTAGGTATTACATCCCAGTTACAGGGTAATCGTGCCTCTATATTGATTTCTGATGACGTAGAAGGTATGCAGAACTCTGCTACTGAACAGATGAGAGCTAAACTACTTGCTACTGTGGCTGAGTATGATGCTATTCTACAGACTACTGACAAGGCTCAGATTATTATGTTAGGAACACCTCAATCAGGTGAGTCTATTTATAACAAGATGAGAGATAAAGGCTTTAGAACTGTAGTATATCCTGCTCGCTACCCTGAAGATATAGAAGTATATCAAGGTACACTAGCTTCCTACATTACTACTCCTATCGAGAAGGGTGATGTAGAAGCAGGAGACTGTACTGACTCAAGGTTTACACACCAAGACTTGGTAGAGAGAGAAGCTTCTATTGGTCGTAGCTGGTTTAGGCTGCAGTATCAACTAGATACTACTCTTAGTGATGCTGACAAGTACCCACTTAAGACTAGTGACTTCATTGTTCACGACTTAGATGATAACAAAGGTCCTATATCTATTAGCTACTCTAGTTCTCGTTCTTCCTATATGGATGATATACCTAACATAGGCTTCACAGGAGACCAGTTCTACAGAGCAGGGCACGTAGACAGTGAGTATGTTCCTTATGAATATGCCATTATGTCTATTGACCCCTCTGGTAGAGGTAAGGATGAAACAGGTTATGCTGTCATTAAGCAACTCCACGGAAAAATATATATAAGCGAGGTAGGTGGCTTACAAGGTGGTTACACTCCTGAGAACCTAACACGTATGGCTACCATTGCTAAGCAACATAGCTGTAAGTTAATGGTTGTCGAGAGTAACTTTGGTGATGGTATGTTCTCTGAGCTACTTAAACCAGTGTTAAGGTCAATCTATCCTTGTTCTATTGAAGAGGTTCGTAACCATAAGCAGAAGGAAATGCGTATTGTTGATGTACTTGAACCCCTATTGAATAGTCATAAGCTAGTTATTGATGCTTCCCTTGTTAGAAAGGATGTGAAAGAAGCTGTAGCAGACTACACCAGGCTTCCATATTCTCTCATACACCAACTAACACACATATCTAAGGATAGG